CTCCAGGAAGATTGATTCACTTGAAGAATAACGCTGAACTTCTACTTCCAGTAGCAGAACTTGATAGTAAGAGACTTGCAAAATTCAATTCAGATGTGGTTATATTTACTGATAACTGTGAACAACCAGATCTATCTTTTCTGGCAGACAAAAATGCATATAAGAGAAGAATTGATTTACCATTCAAAGTTTCACTGAGGGATGAGTTTTCTACCCATAAGAATGGTGTGAGAGTATGTGATCCAAGTAAACTTCCTGCAGATAGAGTTTCAGTTGATATGTGGAAATTTAAACATCTAGAATCAAAGGTAGAATATACCTATGCTGAAGTAATAGAACTGCTTAAAGTTGAATTGGATAGTGCCTTTAATAAGTACAATAACAATCATGCACATTTACTGGCTTATGCACAAGATTTGACGCCATTACCGATTTTACGACCGATCAATGGAAATGAAGTTCCTGTCCCCGCACCCAGAGCTAGCACATCACAAGTAAGTGCAAATGTGTTAATGACCAACAGCGAGTATGAAGATTTAGAAGAAACTCATGAAGATCAATGGTTGGCATGGGATGATATGTTTGAACAGAAAGAAGAAGATAAGAAAATAACATCAATGCAGATTTTTAAACATACGATGCTTGAAATTTTCATCAATTTAGGCGCTTATGCTTTTCTAATTTTAACGTATATTTTCTTCACATCTGCTACATGGGCTTCAATTCGTGTGAACAATCAAGATAGAATTCACAGTTTCAAACGAAGAGCGGTTACGACCAAAAATGAACTCATGAATCGGTTTACACAAGCTAAAATCAAATGTCAACTCAAATATGCTGTTTACAAGGAAAAAGCCCTTCATGAAGACTATGCCGAAACACGAAAACGGATCTTTATGATAAGTAGTGCGTGTCTAGCCATGCTAGTTGCTTACAAAGCGTGGCGACCAAAATCAAAGACAGACGAAGTAGAATATGAGAATTATTCGAGTGGCGATCCATCTTCAGCACAACGAAACACACCTGCGAAACCAAAAGGAACTATGAGAGCTACAAGAACTCTACGAACAGAGAATGAGTTACAAGTTCAACGTGATGATGCATTAAAACTCACAAACAACATTCCAGATGAGACTTTAGTATCAGAATCTTGCTACGATAACAACATGTATGCTTTGAGAGCAAAAGTTGCACGTCAACAATTTGTCGTTTCTTATGTAAATTCATTAGGAAAGAAAAATTCGTTACAGGGCTTCTTTATTGCTGGAAGAGTTTTAGTGGTTAATCAACATCTGGTCATGGGTTCTCTTCCTAATGGTGATATGAAAGAATATGCTAAAGGAACTTTCACTTTGAAAGGTATTAGAGAATGTTATCAGGGAATTAGTGCTCGTGATGTGGAAATGATAAGATTAGAACATGGAGAAGACAACTATCCATACGATGTGGTATTTTTGGTTTTTGCAAAAAATACAGGTGTTAGAAGCTTTTCTGATCTTAGCAAATCGGTTATGACTCGTGACGATGTTTATAGATTGCAAGGAAAACGTGCTGCTTTAGTAACATTGCTGAACATTCCCGAAAAGAACAGGGACTGTTGGTTTGTTGAAACGAATCATTCTAATATAG